GAGCCAGTCCAGATCACCCATATCTGGCGCGCAAGGGCGTTGGAGCGCACGGCACTCGCATCACCAGCGATGGCCGCTTGATGGCTCCGCTCTTCACGCCAGAAGGAAAGCTGGCATCGATCCAGTATATTGATCAGGAAGGTGGCAAACTTTACCACGCAGGTGGTCAGACTGGCGGTTGCTTCTGGATGGTCGGCACAACCGATGAGCCTGGAACAATTTACATTGCCGAAGGTTTCGCCACTGCCGCCACGATCCACGAGATCACGCATCGGCCTTGCATCGTTGCCTATTCCGCGTCCAATCTGGTCCCTGTAACCGGATCGATCCGCGAGAAATACGGACAAATGCAGGAGTTGGTCATTGTGGCCGACAATGACGCATCAGGCACAGGCCAGAAATATGCCGATCAAGCCTCGGCCAAATATGGCGCACGCGTTGTCATGCCGCCGATCGATGGTGACGCAAATGATTATGTTCAGGCCGGACACGATCTCAAGATCCTGCTTCAGCCGCCAGCATCAGACTGGCTCGTCCCAGCCGATGACTTCTGCACCAAACCAGCGCCTATCAAATGGCTGGTCAAGCACTGGCTCCAAGAGCAAGCCCTGATCATGGTCCACGGCCCATCAGGTGGTGGTAAGACGTTTGCCGTCCTCGATTGGTCGCTGCACATGGCCGCAGGTCTCCCAGAATGGAACGGCCACAAGGTCAAGGCTGGGAGCGTGGTCTATCTGGCTGGGGAGGGGCATCACGGTCTGCGCAGCCGTGTCGCTGCCTGGAAGCAGCATCATCGAGCAGGCAACCTCAGTATGTGGCTGTCCAAGGCTGGATGCGACCTGAACACAGCTGAGGGATACCAACGTGTCGTTGATGCCGTCAGGGCGCTTCCCACTCCGCCCAGCATGATCGTGATCGATACTCTTCATCGCTTCCTCCTCGGTGACGAAAACAGCGCCCAGGATGCCAAGACCATGATCGATGCCTGCGCTGGTCTCATGCGAGAGTTTAACTGCTCGGTCCTGCTTGTCCACCATACTGGCGTTTCCGAAGAAGCCCAGCATCGTGCGCGTGGCTCATCAGCATGGAAAGGCGCGCTCGAAATCGAAATCAGCATCGTGCCAGCCAAAGGCGATCAACCCATGCAGATCGTCCAGCGCAAGTCTAAAGATGCCGAAGAAGCCCAACCGATCTATGCCAGCCTCAACATCGTGCCAATCAAGGGCTGGGTGGATGAAGATGGCGAACAGGTCTGCAGTGCCGTCTTGGCCGTCGAGGAGGCTCCTGTAGTGCCTCAAAAGGAGTCCAAGCTAGATGGACACCGCAAGACTTGGGAACGCGCCTGGTGGTCCGGAGGAGCCGAAACACGCGAAGGCAGTCCCTATGTCTCACGCTCGGCGCTCAAGGATATGCTCACAGCCGATGGCAATGCCGAGCGCACAGTGCGCAATATGGTCAACCCATCCTACTCTGACAAACTGATCGGCGCGCTCATTCAGGGCGAGATCATCGAGCCGTTTGAGCATGGCTGGATCATGATCGATGAGGTCAATTCCAGCGCAATGCTGCTGCGCAAAAACGGTGACCCTAAATGACCCTAGGGTCAAAATCAGGGTCAGGGTCAAAAAGGGGCAAAAGCATGAGTTTTCGACCCAGAAAATGACCCTGACGCCTTACCCCCTTTTAAGGAAGGGGTAAGGGTCAAAGGGTCAGGGTCGGAAATGAATGCAGGAAAGTTCGGGGTTGCAATTTTCAAAACATGATAGCACCTATAGGGAACCCTATAGGAGGAAGTTATGGAAAAGACATATTCTGGAAATCACGAAAGCGAGGAAACCGGATGGACCAAGCTTGGTGAAACCGAAAAGTGTGATGGCGTAAATTGGGCTATCTATCGCAAGGAGCAACCAAGCGGAGAGGATTGGGTTTACATCAAGGTGGTGGCTGATGGGCGCGTTCCACGAAAGGCAAATTACTGGCTGTCATGGAATGGATCACGTTTTGGAACTGGCGGTGATTTTTTAAAGATGGCGCAACATCGACAAGAACTCTGCAGCATGGTTCTTTCGTTCATGGATGGATGGTGATGGGTTTCAAGAACAAGACGGTCACGATCGATGATCAATCAGAGCCAGGGTCATGGGCGAAAGCTATTGGGGAGACACCAGTGACGGACATCAATTCCATCCTCGAAGAACGAGGTTCCAGTTATGGCGACTTTGGAAGCCAAGCGTTGATTTCGCAAAACATCAAAGCAGCGATGCGGCACAGCCCAAACTGGCAGAAGCTTCCAGCCGATATGAAAGAGAGTTTGGAAATGGTGGCGCTCAAGATCGGACGGATCTTGAATGGCAATCCATCTTACATTGATTCCTGGACCGATGTTGTCGGTTATGCCCAGCTGATCGTCGATCGGTTGGAGAATGGGAAACGCGATGCGTGAGTTTCTTTTTGCCGCAATCCTGACGTTCATGCTGATTGCTGGCTATGACTTGGCGGGATGGGCAGGAATTGCTATAGTGGTTGCACCAGTCCTATTGTGGAACCTGAGAAAATGACGAGCCAGCAAAAGAAGGCAGCGCAAGCCAGAAGGCGAAAACCAGAAGAGCGCGCTGCACTTGCAAAAGCAATCATTGATGGAATGGCGCTTGAAGGATTGAGTTGCTTCAAGGCTTGTGAAGCTGTTGGCGTTCCGATTGGATCGTTTATCCGGTGGACGACTGAGGACGCGGAACTAGCGGAAAGCTACACGCGCGCGCGAGAAACGTTGATCGAGCGCATGGCCGCTGAAACTTTGGCGATCGCTGATGCGCCAGTGGGCAGCACTGAGCATGGCACAACGGACTCTGGCGCTGTCCAGAAGCAGCGATTGCAGGTTGATACGCGCAAGTGGCTTTTGTCGAAGCTTGCGCCCAAGAAATATGGCGACAAGGTGACGCTGGCTGGCGATGAGGAAAATCCTGTGAAAGCCGATATCTCCGTTCGCTTCATCAAACCATTGCATGATTAAATAGCTTCTGGCATGATGGTGAAAAGGAGTCATTATGCCAGTTGCAGAAAATTTGTCTGGTAGGCGTTTTGGTAAGTTGACGGCGATCTGTGACGTTGGTCGCACAAAGCGTGGCCGTGTGTGGAAATGTCGTTGCGATTGCGGGACTGAGACAACATCGGTTAGCACTTACCTTAAGAATGGGCACAAGCGATCATGTGGTTGCCTTCATGCCGAAAGTGCTAAGGTTGCAGGGCAAAAGCAATGCACTCATGGTCACACTACAAAAGAACGTAAGAAAACTTCGTCTGAATATCACACTTGGGCTTCGATGAAGTCTCGCTGCACAAATCCAAACACCCATAGCTTTAAGCGTTATGGCGCAAGAGGTATCAAGGTTTGCGATAGATGGATGGATTTTGCAAACTTCTATGCTGATATGGGGCCTAAGCCATCTTCTAAGCATAGCCTTGAAAGACTGAATACTGATGGTGATTATGAGCCATCAAATTGCCTATGGGCAGATGCGTTCCAGCAGGCATCAACTCGCACCAATGTTCGGTCAATAGAGGCATTTGGCAAAGTAATGACTGCCGCAGCTTGGGCGCGGGAAACTGGAGTATCTGCTACGGTAATTAGAAACCGTATTGATTCTGGTTGGGAGCCTGAGCGCGCATTGCAGGTTCCGGTAAGGAAACTATCCCGTGGCTGATATGGAGCTGCCAGATTGGTCTGAAGAGCTGTTTAACGAGGATGCTCGTTATTTTGCCCTAGTCGGCGGAAGAGGTAGCGCTAAAAGCTATTCTGTTGCGGCTGCGCTTATCTTGCGTGCGGCATCTAAGCCTTTGCGAATATTGTGTGCGCGTGAGATTCAAAAATCTATCAAGGATTCGGTTAAACGTCTGCTGGACGACACAATAGAACGCGCCGGATTGCAAAGCTTTTTCATATCAACAGAAACAGAGATACGAGGCAAAAATGGTTCTTTGATTCTGTTTGCTGGTTTGCGAACAAATATTGATAGTATCAAATCAATGGAAGGCATTGATATTTGCTGGGTTGAAGAAGCTCAAACCGTCAGCCAATCAAGCTTGGATATTTTAATTCCAACAATTCGCAAACCTGGAAGCCAAATCTATTTCACTTGGAATCCAAAGCATCCAACCGATCCAGTTGATGCTATGTTTGATCCCAATGGCCTTCCCCCCAAAACTACATTTTTGCGTGTAAACTGGGATCAAAATCCTTGGTTCCCTGACGTTCTCAGGGCCGAAATGGAATATGACCGAGCGCGAGACCCCGATAAATACAAGCACGTCTGGCTGGGTGGATATGTCTCCAACAGCGAGGCTCGTGTATTCCGCAACTGGCGGATCGAAGAGTTCGAGGCCCCAGAAAATGCGACTCATCGCTTTGGTGCGGACTGGGGATTCGCTACAGACCCAACGGTGCTGATCCGCTGCCACGTCAGCGGGCGCACGATCTACGTTGATCACGAGGCTTACCGCGTTGGCTGCGAGATCATGGACACGCCTGATCTATTCCTGACCGTGCCAGAGTCCGAGAAGTGGCCCATCGTGGCTGACAGCGCCAGGCCAGAGACGATCAGCCATATGCAGAAGAATGGCTTCCCGAAGATCATGCCAGCCGTCAAAGGTCCGAAATCCGTTGAGGAAGGGATCGAATGGCTCAAGTCGCATGACATCGTGGTGCATCCACGCTGCCAGCACACGATCGATGAATTGACCTGCTACAGCTACAAGACAGACCCATTGACTGGCGTTGTCTTGCCAGTTCTTGCTGATCGTGATAATCATCTAATTGACGCACTGCGTTATGCGTGCGAGGCAAGTCGTCGTGCGGCCCCTAAGAAGGCAGTCGAGGTGCAGCCTCTAGCAACGATGAATAGGTGGTAAATGGCACGACTGAACAGGGAACAACGGCTCGGTAATGTGCATCAAGCTGCACTGAACGAGTTTGACCG